TTTCCGTATTCGTCTGTTTCAGAACTACAGTCAGGAATACCAACACACGTTTCTTGTTCAGCGTCCCAATATTCTTCTGAAGTACAATCTTCCGGTGTTTGTGTTGGAAGCTCACAAAAAGTTCCATTCCAAACAGCCCCTTCAATAGCATTACATTCTTCTTCTTCAGCAGTTAAATTGGTTTTTGTTACAATTCCACCTAAGACGGAAGAACCAATTATTGCCCATACCCAAGGAGGCCATTGGCTTGCGTCTGGACCAAATATATCCATAAGGTCATCTAAAATTTCACTAGGTAAATCAACCCAAGTACATTGTTTAGGAGTTCCATCAGGGTTTTCACATTTTCCAGCTAAAATATCACCGTATTTTCCTGCTCCTTTTATTTTATCTTCTAAAGTTTCAACTTTACCTATAATTTGTCCAAGAGCGTCTGTACCAATTCCTACAACAGTTCCAACAGCACCGCCTATTAAATCTCCAGGACTACAAGTATTGTCTACGCAACATTCTGCGTCCGGTTTTAAAGCACATAAACTATTTACAATACGTTCTGTTGCTGTACAATCTACAGTATTTCCATCTTCGTCTGTTTTTTCACATTTTATTTTATTGGAAATACGATCAAATACTCCTCCAACTCTTTGCATCATTTCCCAAATACTAGGAAGTTTAAATATACCTACACCTAATATTTTAGCCCATTCAGGTAAATTAACAATGGAAGGAAACATAATACCAAGATTGTCTAAAATTGCTTTAGCATCGCAATCACGACCTATAACACACTCAGCAAAAATGTCATCTAACTCAGCCCAAATACCTACATCTTCAGTTATGGGGAATTGTCCATTAGCCTCAACCCAAGAAGCTAAATGTGGATTGTTTAACATATCAGGATTATTAGTTAATAAATCTGATAATTGATCTATGCTAGTAGCATCTAAAATTTGTTGTCCAAAGTCAGCGGCTTCTTGTTTAGCTACAGTATCACCACCAGAATCCCAATCTTCAACATTTCCACCAGCATTAATAAAATCTTGAAAGTCATCAATTTGATCGGCAAAGTCAGGATATTGAGATTTAATTTGATTTAGAATGTTAGGTAAAACAGTTTCTTCAAACCATTCTCTACCTCCTTCCTGAGTCATTATTTCTTCAATCCATTTAGGAGTACCGCTGAGACTTCCTTGTCCTAACAATCTTCCTAAAGCTTCCCAATTAGGTTTTCCTCCAGGGAAAAATTCCTCTGAAGTATAACCTATGTTAAAATAATCCCAAATTGCAGGAAATTTATTTACATTATCTATATTTACATTACCTAATAAATCTGTCCAATAATCGTTATTTGGACCATCATAGTAACCGGAAGTATCATTAATAATAGTATTCACATTACCAGGCAGCCAAACCATTACTTCTTACCCCAATTAGATAAACTCTTAAGTCCAAAACTGGCGGCTATAGCGCCACCTAAGAAAGCTTTGTAGTAATCAGGCATAGTTTCAAGAACAGCAAACCCACGTTCCACATAAGGAACGAGGTCAGGAATAAAAGCCCCAATAAGAGGCAAGCTGAGAATGACAGCAAACCATTCATCCTTCCAACTATTAGTTGACGCATCTGCTTGTATGGCCTCCCAATCGGCATCAGCCTCTATACGTCTCATCTTGGACGCATGTACAGCCTGTTTTTCCGCATGCTTATTCTTTAGGTATCCACCTACAAGATTAGCTACAGGTGATATTAACGCTTGCCACATATTAGTCCTTAAATTAAACTGTAAAACTCTCTCCACAACCACACTTAGCAGAAACATTTGGATTGTGAAATTCTAGTCCAGTATTTAAACCTTCCTTAACCAAATCTAATTCCGAACCGTCTAAATAAGCTAAACTTTTTGGATCTACAAACATCTTTACTCCGCTGTCTTCAAATACTAAATCCTCTGGAAAAACTTGATCTACAAACTCAAGAATATAGCTTAAACCTGTACAGCCAGAAGGCTTAATACCAACACGGATTCCTAGTCCACGCCCACGTTCACTTATTTTATTGTAAACATAAGAAGCCGCTGTATCCGTTATGTTTATTCCCATATTAGTCCCTAAATATTGTTGTTTGTGGAACCATAACAGGTTTACAGTACGCTGTTACTTTAGCTTCATTGTCTTCCAGTCTATCCGCAAAATATCTACAACGGTTAATGTCTCTAAAGTTCATGTTTCTGGTTTTAACTTCTTCACCGTCTATAATAACCATAAGTAAAAAAGCCATTGTACTCATCGTGAAAAGTTCATTAGTAAATCATAAAAACCGTATATAATTGCACCACTAATAAACACACCAATAGTTATTGTAATAAAATCTAAAACATTTCTTCTTCTGCGTCTTTGTGCGTACACCAGCTTTTCTCTTTTAGCTTTAATTTCCTTACGCATTCGTATCATTTCACGGTACGTTTCTATGCCGTACCTGATAACTAATAGATCCCTGATTTGTCTTTCCTGTTCCTCTAGTTTCTTTTTCACTATAATGGAATTTAGAGCCTCTTGTTCAACACTACCACTGTCAAGCAGTTTACGAAATATAGGTGGCTTTTTGGATTCCTTTTCAGCTTCCTTTATGTCCGCTGCGTATCCGTACCATCTTCCAAGGTGGACTGCAACGTCCTCAATTTCCCTACCGCGAGCAACGAGCGTTTGAACGCCCTTAAACGCTGTTGATGCCAAGCTAAGGGCAGTAATCGGGTCCATCTAAGCCTCTCTAGTAACATGGTTATTTAGGCCATTCATGTAAATACACCGCTGCACCTATAGCTCCTAAGACAACTAAAGTTATTGCTTTGGATATGGTACTAACAATACTAGCTTGTATAGCTCTATAAGTAGATAATAAAGAATGTAATTCATAAACATCTCTACTGGACAAACCAAGATCAAGCATGGACTGTTTAACAGCTCGTTTAGCTGCTCTGTCAATTACAGCTTCTATAGCTGGATGTCCCGTTTTAAATTCTTCGTCAGTCATGGACATAGTTAATTAGGACACACAGGTAGAGTTGAACCGCTGGAACCTACTGAAATGACTCCTCCACTGGTAGCACTTATACAGTTAACACCAGGAACCCAAGTAGTTGTACCCGCTGTTAATCTACTTAAAATTTCATTTAGTTGGGCATTATAATCAGGAATACTTATTCCGTCTATTTTATTTAAAATGTCATTAAAGTTTGTAGTCCAATCAGGAAATGTAAGATTACCTAAAGCATCTAATACAGCAGAATTATCTCCACCTGACCCACCGTTTATACTAGCCAAACCCAAACCAAGTCCAAGTTCTACGGACTGTGCTCCAGCCTCGTTAATGGCATCAAAGCCACCTAAACCAAGATTTAACATGTTGTCATTGTTTGATCCTAGCATTTCATATAAGGCTGTAGTCTTGTTTCCTTCTTGTTCAATTCTTGCAAGATTAGAGGTCATAGCGTGTCTAGCAGTTGTTTTTTGTGCGTCTGAGCTTATCCACATAGCTCCTAATGAGCCAACTACTGGTAAAACTGCTTTAGACCACTCAAGTGCTGCTGACTGCTGTGGAATCACCTGCATGTTTGGAGATTGCATCAAAGCAAGAGCCATTACTGCTGAACCTGCTGCGCTGTTATCACCACTAGCTGCTATTTTACTAAGGGCTTCAGACTTTGCTTGTTGAGCTTGGCTCTGAGCAATCGCAATCTTTTCTACAGCTTGGTAATATTCCATACCTGCTGTCTGACACCCTGTTATAAATACAATTAATATTAATCCTAAAAGTTTCATTGGTTAATCCTCTTTAGGCCAATTTTCTCCAGACATAACTGTTGCTAATGCGTCTACGTCTGCTGCATCGGCTATTGCTGTTTCTAGTCTTGCACATTCTGTGATAACTGCTGCTCTGTATGTAGCTGTTGCGGATGGTATAGCTACGTCACGTTCAGCTTTTCTAATGACCATCCAGTCAGTCTGGGACAATAAGCTATTTGCAGTTTCTTTGACTTGATTGGTCATTCCTGTTTTCAATCCGTGATTGATTATTTTCTCGCTACTATCAACCCATTTTCCTTTATCTTTTCCAGCACCATTATCGTAGTCAGCGTCCCAAACTTGAACGTATACTTGATTACCGTCTTTATCTTTAGCGTCTTCATCGTTTAGGCGTTTAGCAGTATTTGTATACTGTTGTGTAGGCACTCCATCTACTAATTCAACATTACCTTCTGTTACAAAATAATATTTTTGGTCTTTGCGTTCTCCTTGAATAATATCCACTACACCTTCAGCGGTTTTAAACTCTTCATTAGCTACACCACCTGAAAATGAAGTATTAGGGAATAATTGTTTTATCGTTCCTGTTGCGGTAATAGAACCGTCTTTGACTATTGCATACATTTTTTACCTCGCATTTGCATATTTAAAAGGGGCTTCGGCAAAAGCCATATATAGATATGGAGACCCACTGTTATTTGTTTCTGTCTCTGTTGTTCTGAATTTAAAACCATTGGATACAAAATCTATATCCCAATAATTCCCACCAGTGTTTTCTGCCCCAGTGCTATTCCAGTTTATTCCTCTAGTAGCAATATTGAACGTATCTCTTACGTTGTCAATTATTTGCCATCGACCTACATCACTTGTTCTTTTCCACATGACAAACGACGGCCTAAAACCCGTGTAAACAAATGTACCATCGCTTGAGCTGCCATTTCCAAGATATTTTCCAATTTTACTAAAGCCTACTACGCTTGCAAAACAATACCCGACATACTCTTCCGTGTTAGCATTGACCTCATGTGCCGTTCCAATGGAAAATACAGATGAAGTGGGAGCAGTATCGTTCCACATCGTATTATCGTCTGATGTATAAGTATCTCTATCAAATTGCAAATAATCTGTTTCATCAGTCACGCTGGAATAAATAACCCATTTATCCGTTTGATCTCTATTTTTGACAATAATTAATGACGGAGCTACCCCAAGTCCGTGACCGATTGTGGCATTACTGCCTGTACCAGTATAAGTCACTATACTAAACCCTGACGCAGTATTTGCGCTTGTTTTAGTAGTGTTTATAGAGCCGTCTTCGTTTGAACTTCCAGAGCCATTAGCCTTCCAGCACCAAGCAACGTAATTTTCACCACTGTCATTTTGAGCATCATTATCAGCATCCTTCATAACAGTAAAACCATCACTGTCAAAACTTGCTAAACTATATGTTGCGTCTTCTGCATTGGTATTGTTTGAATATAAAAGACCGCCAGATGTGCCTCTAACAGCATCATGCCATTGAGGATAATAAGTATTGGTTCTACTTTTTAAAATGACTAAATCAGGTTGAAAACCAACTCCAGTAATACCACGATCTTCTGTCCCGTTTCCTGACCAAAGAACAGTATTAAAATGACTTTCAGGTTTTTTAATTGTCGGGGCAGAAATTGATTTGGTGCATACTGCTTTGAAATTGGAAGGCACAGAATACTTGAAATCTCCTATGCCACTTCCATCCGAATTACCACCAGCAGTTATCTCCCCATTAAAGGTTCCGTTTTGTCCAAAATTAGACGTAACAGTGGATGTGCCTTCACCTGCCCCAGTTCCTTTTAAGTGTTGGGCAGAAATTACTAAGTCTGTAGCTGTTGAATAAGTAAAAGTTGGATTTGAATTTCCACCCGGATTTCCAGAACCATTCCATGTACCATTTACTCCAAACCATACTTTTTTGTTGTCGGTATCTACAGCTACATTGATAATATCTCCAGCAGACAAATTAGAACCTAAATCCATGCCAGATTGCTCAGTAAATATTGACCCAGTTTCAGCTACATTGCCTGTGGGTTTAATTTGACAGTAATCAGTATAATAACGGCTTGTCGTTAACGTGCCGTTGTAATAACCATCTTTTATACTAGAAACCCCGACAGAAGGATAATTTCCGCCAGTTGAGAACAATGCTTCAACTCTATGCTCTGAATACCATTTACCCGAACCATCCATCATTGCCATTGTGCTATGAGTCCAACCTGCATCAGCAGCGGTATTTCCTGCTGAAGTTAAACTTCCCTGAGTCAAAGTGCAATACGAGCCTGTGTCAACAGAATTCCATACGCAAAAATTATTCGTAGGCGTATCAAGTAAAACATCTGAATTTCCCATACTGCTAGTTGACCAAGTATTACCGTTCCCAGAACTGTCGGTTCCAATAGCACCTGATGCCAATTTTAAATAAACACTTTCCCCCGGATAAGTCCCTGTATACTCCTTAGGAATCCACTGATCTGTAGCAGAATCGGTTTTTCCAAATGAACTTGGTGTGAGGGGAAGACTGTCAATAAGATAGACTTCAGCCATATAGCCATCATAATAATGAGTGCTGTTTGTCCAACCTAAATAATGTGGATTTCCTCGTAATACTCCTAAATTATAATCTTCAGCAGGGTAGTTAGTAGTTCCTATAAAAGAAGTTTCTTCTACGCCATTAATGTACAGCCTAAGTCTTTCACTCGCTGTTGTAACATCCAAAGTATTAAGAACTAAACAGACATGATACCACGCTCCAACATCACGAAACTTACGAGCAGTTGCTATAAAATCCCCAGTATAAAACCCAAAACGCAATGTATCATCACTATTAAAATATAAAATATTATAATCTTGGTCGCTTGTTCCCGACCCACTATAACAGCCAAAAATTATTTGAGTAGTACCAAGCCCTGACCTTTTGACCCACGCACTAAATGTCCATTTTCTATAGCTAGTAGCTCCAGAACCCGGATTCCAGTTTAGTTGGGCAGAATCTTCTCTTGCAAACATCAAAGACTGATCTATTTCGTAGGCAGCTACAGCACCTGATCCAGCTAGTAATTTATGTGCGGCTCTACTCATCTATTTTAAATCCTGTCCTGCTGTAAATCCGTACCAGATTGTGCCACCGTCCGATGTGGCAAATACAAAGAAATCATCTGCTCCAGAACCTGTAGATATTGTTGGCGCAGTTCCTCCAGCCCAATCAACTGAACCAGGCCAGGTGACTGTCCTTGAGCTAGAATCCTGTATCAAATGTAGAATAAAAGAATAACCTGTTCCACTTGAAGGAGGATTACTAAATGTAAAAGTGGTGTTTTCAGTTAACGTATGCTTAAAGTAATTACCTGCCTCACAGTTAATGGTTGTTGCATTAGATGAACTAGTAGGAGCCACATAGGTATCGTTGTATGATACTGCTCTAAGCTCTTGACTAATGATAACATCACCATTAGCATCTGCCGTGACAGCTTTAGAAGCTGCGCTTGTTCCTAGTGTTGTAATGTCAAGATAGTTTAATTCAGCCGTAGTCGCTGTAACACCGTCCAATAAATTTAGTTCAGTAGCCGTTGAAGTTACTCCGTCCAGAATATTAAGTTCTGCTGCTGTAGATGTTATTGTTGTACCGGCTATGGAAATTGCATCGGCTTCCACAGTTCCATCAAAGTATGCGTCTTTAAATTCTAAAGCATCTGTACCTAAATCAATAATCGCATTACTACCAGGTGTTAAAGCCCCATCAGTCAATATTAATTGTTTTTCATTACCAGCATAGAAATTAATGGTGTTAACGTCTTCAAAGTCAATCTTGGTTTCATCGTCTTCACCAATCTTAATGTCCGTAGCTAGTAATGATGTAATGCCTGTCTGTGCGGCATTAATTGTAAAAGTCAAGTCGTATGGATCAGCGTCAGTACCGTTGTCAGTATCAGTCCAATCAATGTCAATACCACCGCCTTCAACAAACTTAACTTCCTTTGCGTCAGCAATAGTTACTTCAGTACCGTCTCCGTCCTCAAGTACCCATGAAGACATAGTTCCACTACCTGTGGAATCTACATAGGCTTTAACTGATTGTTGTGTAGGGACAAGAGTAGCACTGTTGGAAGCCATATTGTCTTCATCAACAAATGCAGTAATAGTAATGGCTCCGTCACTTAAGGAACCAAATGTTACTGTACCGGACGCTGTAACGCCTGTGGAAGACAAAAGACCTGTGGATGGATTGTACGTTAGATCGCCGTCGGACTCCAAACCAATATTACCACCGTCTACGTCTCCTCCGGAAGTAAATATAATGGCGTTGTTTTCGTTGGTATTCTCATTGTCTGAAATGGTAACGGTTGTAGCTACCGTTGCAGTAGCAGCATTACCACTGTAACCTGAAGATGTAATGGTTCCTAGAGAAGAACCTGCGTCAGCAAAAGTAATTGTTCCTCCGTCAGCGTCTAAAGTAATGCCACCGGAGGAATCTAGGGTAACGGTAGTACCTGCCAGTTCAGCAGTACCGTCAGCAGTTATTTGAATGTTAGCAGCCTCAGCAGCAGCGTCAGTGGTTACGATGTCCAGTGTACCGTTAGTTCCTACTGTTAGTGTTGCAGTATCACTGGTAGAACCCGTCATGGTAATTACTTTACCATTTATAGCAACATCGTCTACGGTCAATTCCGTTGGGTTTGTACCTATTTCCAAGACATTAGCACTACCGTCCTCTGAGTACAGACGTTTATTGGTTAAGTCTAGGGCAGGTTCCCCTTGAACAAGGTCGGAAGCGGATGGCGCACCAGAGCCATATTTTAGCTTGATAGTTGATGGCATGGATGTATTCCTCTTAAACTACTAATATTAGTATTATTAATAATCCTAATGAAAGAGCTACTACCAGAGGAACAGGCTTAAAAAGAAATTCCTTTATCTGAGTGCAGATTTGATTAAATTCAACATTAATGATATTCAAAGACTCCTTAGAGTTAGATCGTTTTTTTCTTGCGGAGTCGAGTATTTTACGCAATTCTAAAGGAGTAAGTTTTGGCTTTTCCATAAATCTCCACCGTAAAATAAAAGGGGGACCGAAATCCCCCTTGGGTTATATTACTCTTCAGCAATACAAATTATGAATCCAGCTTCAGGGCGATACGCCTCTACACCGTACAAGCAATCCGCTGTGTACAGGGTTGAGAGGTATTCCTGCTTATACTGGGTTTGAGAACGTACGGACACTTGCTCTGCAAGCACCAATGCGTCCTTATGGAAGAATAGGCAACCTCTAGTGTCAAGGCTTGAAGCACTGTTTTGTGCAGCTACTTCAATGACAGGACAGTTGGAAGATACATAAACGTCCACACCGTACAAGTTTCCGATCAGTCCGGACTCTACACCTTTGCCTGTTACAAAGTCAGAGCTAACGTATCGGTCTATACCCATAATTGACTTACGGGCGGCAGGAGGAATGACCAGATTCCTATTGTCCATAGGAACATTTTGATCGTCCATGAGCTTAACTGCTTCACGGAACGCTAGGTCAGTAAAGTTATCACCTGAAGCAACAGTGTCAGCAGCATAAGTTGCTAGACCTGAAGAGGCATTAACGTAGTATGAATGACTGTTGACCCAGTTAGCTCCAGTGTTGGCAGGAGAGGCAGTTCTAGTACCGTCACCCCAACCTGTTGCTGCATTAATCAGGTCTGTGTCAATTCGGGTTGCTAGGGCATAACCAGCGTCTTCAGTGTAAAACTGACGTAGGCTGGATAGAGCTTGAACTTCAACGATGTCTTCAATCAAACGTGAATATTCAAAGTGACGATCGATGTCAACGTCGATTTCACTCTCAGTATTCGCAATGATTGTTACCGCTGTGTCAGCCGCCTTTGCGTTTGCATCACCACGGGTGGGCTTGGGAATATGAATCTTGTCTCCCTTCTTTCCACTCATGGACATTCTTTTAACAAGAGGAGCCATTTTTAGTGACTTTTGATAAGCCGCTATAATTTCATCGGACCAAATCTCCGGGATAAACTTATCCGCTTCAGTTTTGGCTGTATTACCCGATGCTCCTGGGTAAGTTGCAGTAGCCATAATTTTCTCCTAGTTTAGACTACCTGACCCGTCCTTCCTTGTATGCAGTTAATATCTCTTCCGATAATGACTGATACCTGTCGGGGTCAGTTCTCATAAGTTTAATAATGTCGGCACGACGATAGATTTTCTTGGAAACAGGATTACTTCCCCGTGTATTACCTGTACTAGCTGCCTTGACTGCTTTTTTACGTCCTTGTTTTTCCATTTCGGCTGTTTGTGTAACAACCTGTTGACGTTCTTTCCATGTTGTAAAAAGTTCGTCAGCGGAATCAAAGTCGTAGGCTTGGTCAGCATAAGCAAGTAACTGTGTCCTGATTTTGGAACCTTTAACCCATTCTACAAACTTAGGGTCTTTCATTATGGTTTCAGCGTCAGGATGTTTTTGCTGTAACTGTGCCAAGGCATTTTGAGCCTTAAGCTGTTGGTTCAATTCCTGTGTCTGTTTTACACTTGGATGATTCTCAATAGCTTTAGACACCGCTTGTTCAGGATCAGTAAAAAAATCTACATCTTCCGTTGGTTCTTGTTGTGGTGCGTTTTGTTGTGTGAGTTGTGTTTGGCTTTGGATAAACTGGTCAACAACTTGTCTAAGTTCCCCGACTTCACCGCTTTGTCTTCCTAATGCTTTTTCAGCTTCCTGGTGCATCTGGACTACATCTTGTAGGCTTTTGCCTTGGTACTTAGCAGGTAAAGTCTCTTCAGGTTCAGGCTCTTCCATTTGTTCCGGTAGGGTTTCCTGTTGTTCTAAAGATTGTACCTCTTCTCCTTCCTTTAGTTCTGTTTCCTCTTCCTCACGCTCATCTATCAGTCTTGCTGCCATTATTAATACTCCGTCTCTCGATTATGGAGAAAATTATGAAAGGGCTTAAGTTTTCCTTTCGTTAATCGCTAGTTTTAGCGGCTTGCTCATGCTTGTCTGCCCATTTTTTAGTTGCGGAAGGAAAATCCCCGCTAATAGGGTCAAGCTCAAAATTACCGCCTGTCACTAAACGAATTGCATCAGCACCACATCTGCACCTACTTTGTGTTACTGACGCTTCAACGTACTCCTCAAATTCATGCCCGTTTTTACAACGGAAATCATATAAGATCATTCTGAGTCTCCAAGATCATCGGATTCATTCTCAGCATTTTCAAATGATGCAGTAATTTGAGATTCCAAGTTTAACACTGTAGCTATGATGTTAAGTTGTCCTTTCCTAAAGAAAAGGTCTTTTTCATCTTTAGCTTGTTCTACTGAATTAATGTTCGTAGTGTTGCCTGAAAATTCCTTAACGAGTTGTTTCCAGCCTTGTGTACGGAACATTTCAAAGTAATTATTAAAATAAACCTCTAGTTCTTTTTCAATCACTTGTTTCTCCTAAATGGACAAGTATATCTTATTATAACATATTTTTACACAAATGTCAAGTCTTTTGTGACTTTTTCACTCTTTTAATGCTAGATTTTGGGGCACTGTAGTTATTCTTCTGCTTTTTTGGTGGTCTTCCCCGTTGATTTCCGTAAGTTCCCTTTCCGTATGGCATCTTCTACTCCTTTAATTTTAGACTCTAGCTCTAGGTACTGCGCGTCCAGTTCTTTGAATTTCTGGTTGATTTGGTCTACCACCCGTTGTAAATCCTGTGGGGTTAACATTCAATTCTCCTTGCGTTGTCTCCGGTTGTGGAGGTGCTGGTTGTTGGTTAGGTGTTGCTCCATTACGTTTTACTTCAATTTCCTGTTGCTTTAAGATTCTGTCGGCTAATTTCATTCTTCTCTCAAATTCCCTATCGTCTTCTTCACCAGGTTTGAGATTGGTAGTAATTGCCTTAATCCGGTCAATTTCAGTTTCCACAGGAGCTAATTGAGTTTCCATTGCGAGTTTTCCGGCTCTTGCCTGAGCTTCCACAGCCTGACCATTCAATGCTGCTGTTTGAGACTGCTGGAACTCAAGTTGAGCTTGTTGTATTGCCTGTTGTTGTTGCATAGCCTGTTGTTGCTGTTCAGGAGTCATTTGTGCCTGTTCAGCGGCTTGTTTCAAGGTATTGAGCAAATCTTCCCTGTTTGATAAGTTCATGTTTTCCACAATGGACTGAACTAGGGACGGGTACATTGGTGAATCTGGTTTCATGGTTTGAAGCAACTGTGTTAGCTGTGTTACTTCGTATTCTCTGGCAATAATACCTAAAGTTGAGGACGCATTAAACTTAAAGTCAGCAACGGGGTAGTTTTCAGGGTCAAACTGCATGTATCGACATGCTGCTTTTTTAACCAGAGGTAATAAAAATGCTTGCTGGAAATTAATCAGTGTGCGCTTATGACGCTTAATAATAGCACCAAGGGACATAGATATTCCAGCCGCAGTAGCCTCTCCATTGACCTGACCTGCAATACCAGCAGAATCCACGGCTCCAGTAGCCTGTTGAACCATTTGTTGAAGAGCTGATGCTTGAGCAAAAGTAATTTGATTAACTTGTCCAAAATTGAAAGGTTGTAGAACTTCACGGGGGTCACCATTTGTCAGGATCATCTTACCTGGCCTGATTTCCGGTCTGGCTCCTCTGGGAAGCCTTGTAGCATCAATAGCCATCATAGGATGAATGGTTAAACTTAATGCGTCTATTCTTGCTCTTAGTTCAGTGTCAAGAGCTTTCTGGCTGTTGTAGCCTTTTTCACAAACGCCCCTACCCCAGAATTTACTGGGAACTACATCCCACGGAAACGCCACTACAGGACGATCATTCATCATGTACGGGTTTGCTTCCGCTTTTAACAATAAACCTTCATTGGCAATAACAACTACTGCCTCAGTGTATTGGGTTTTTTCTTCGTCTTCGTCCAGCTTTTCGTATTCTTCGGAATTCTCAAGGAGTTCGGTTGGTACTAAACCGTAGTATTTAGTTAAGCGTACACGGTCTGTGTCGTACAGTATTAAATCTTGG